AGGACTTAGACGTTAGGCAGCTTCCTTCATACGCGACTATCGTGACCTCTTCCGACATTTTTCCGAGAATGAGATAGACTAGACTATACCCGGTAGTGATACACTCAAGATTAATTGGGAGTATTATTTAACCCGCACAGGCATCGAACTTTCCCTAAACAAGCACCAGGCTGCTTAGAGAGACAAGATAAGAGAACTTAGGGGGAAGAAGACTCACGAGGAAGTGCGTGTATTTCTATTCTCATAGCTAGATTTACTAGCAAGCATTTTGGAAGGAAAACTCCAAGGCGTAGACGGAAGAATGTGGGACGACAGCACCTGGAAAGAAAGAGAAAATTCAAAATACGAGGATGCTGTGAATGACCTCAACAGATGGAATAGACATTACCACGGTTCCCTTTGGGATGAGTTATGGAACAAAATATCCAGAAAAAGAGGGACAATCCTAGCGATATCCCAGGAAGGTTACCGTCGGAGTATAGACGTTTTAAACCGCAGGTGTGCTTGTATTAAAACAAGGGAAAAATTCGATTCGTCACTGGGCAAGTCCAATATCGTATAGCCGAAAAATCAGTTAACTGAATGGTCGCCTAGTACCAAAGACACACCTACTGAGACGGACGTTACCAAAGACACACCTACTAAGACGGACGTAAACGGCCTTACGGAAGAAATAAAAGAGAACAAAGTGCTTCGTGGGAAAGATCCACTTCAGGAAATAATGTAGTTTCCAAAAGACAAAATTGATCCCGACGAGGTCGAGAAAGTCTTTATGCAGAACGAAGCTTATGCGCAGATCTCTAAAGAACCGATTGCGGTAGACTGCGAATAGAAGGTCATAGAAAATGAAAAGACAAAGAACGTCCGCTGTTACTTAGATGCTAACAAAGCAGAGAACGTCTTGAACAGGACCAAGGACCGGAAAGACATATTCCTGACAGATGATGAGAAGAAGGAGAAAGGCGAAAAATCTGGTAAAGACTACTCAAATGAGAGGAGACGCGAAGTTAATCAAGAGGTATTCAGAGAATTTTACAATTCATTAGTTTCGCAGAAACAATGGAGTCAAAATAACGGACTCGGACCGAAAAACATACGGTTCGTCAAAAAGAATATGTTGTCTGCACTAAACGCGCTTCTGGCACGCCAATTATGCTGCTTAGTCAAACCAGATGTTAAGATAATAAAGAG